TCATCCAAAAAGGCACAGAGATGGCTGCAAGTTGGTATTGCTACCACCAAGATCTTGATCCCTCTAACCCTCAAGATTATTATTTAACTTTGAACAGTAATAGTGCTAGAGGTAATCTTGCAGATTCGTGGGGGCCGAATAAACCAGACACTACAACTTTTGGCGACAGGCTTCTCGGTTTTAGCGCTAATGAAACAGCGCTGGCTTACGTTTTCACGCCAATAGAAGGTTTTAGCAGTTTTGGAAAATACGAAGGAAATGCAGACCCTAGTGGTGAAGGTCCTTTCGTATTTACCAATTTCCAACCGTCTTTTGTGTTAGTCAAGTACATAGATAGTGCTGGACAGTGGTATATCTATGATTACAAACGATCATCGCAGAACGTTGCTTATCAAGTTCTACAGGCAAGTAATGCTGATCCGGAAAACACCAGTGATTCTAATTTCAAAATGGATATTCTTTCTAATGGCTTTAAGTTAAGACAAACTAACGGTCCCAATAATACTGGTACTTATATTTATGCCGCATTTGCCCGAAATCCTTTCCGCGCCAATGGCGGCCTTGCTAGATAATTTCTTACATTAATTAAGAAATAGACAACCATTTATTGAGTAAAATACTGTTAGAACACACCATTGTCTATGGTCGGTTCGGAGCAGGATTTAGTTTTTAATCTGCAATGTTTGCAGAAACGGTCTGCCCGAAAACGATTTCGACGAAGTATCCTCGACGAGTGGCCGGAGTGCGCCTACTGCGGTCGAAAGCATCCGACTACGCTCGATCACGTAGTACCCCGCGCTAGAGGCGGTAAACAAGACCGACAAAATCTCATCGGCGCTTGTGGGGCATGTAATCTGGAAAAATCAGATCTGCCTTGGTTTGAGTGGTATCGCGGTCAAATCTTTTGGACACCAGAAAGGGAGGACAGGATTTTGAGCTGGATTAACCAGCCGGTTCCTGAGCCTCCCTCTCCTGTATTTACTAATTGGATGCACCGAGAAACGCTTTTACTCCCCGAAGCTGCTTAAACCGTCGCAGATTCACAGCCTGAAGGACCGTGACGCCTCATCTTTCTAATGAGATTGTTTCTGTACCGGTGGTTTTCTGGCCTGGAGAAAAACGGATCTTCTTTAACTACCTCGATTGCCTCTAACGTTTGTTCGCAAGTCATCTGCCAGTCGTAAGGACTGCCGTTTGCGAGCATCGCGAGAAGAATCGAGATCATTTTTTAGCGACCTTAGTCACGATACCAGCGATCATTTCGATCACTTTGTAGAACTTGGCGTAAATCTCGTCGTCTTTAGGTGTGGGCGTCAGGTTAACGATCGCCAAGGCAAGGAGGTGTGCAGCGCCTGCAATACCGACGATGCTTGACCAGTTTTCAAGGATAAAAGACATAATCAAAATCCGATACAATATAAATATAGTCCTATAAGTACATAGCGATGCCTGCGATTCTTGAAGACGCGGTTAAATCAATTATGAAAAAAAACCCCGATATGAAAAAAGGGGCAGCTTACGCAATCGCGACTAAATCACTGCAAAAATCGGGTGATCTTAAAGAAGGCACAGTCGAAGCCACTGAAAAAGGCAAGCGTCGTGGTGAGATGAGTAAATCGACGCGAGCAAAAACCCGAGCAAGAAAATATAAAGAAGAAAGAAAACGCGGCAAGAAAGACGAGCGCAACACCAGCGATCGTGACTGATATTTATGGAGTTAATTCTCCCTGATCTCAAGCTTCCGGATATTAAGGATTTTCCGGAGCCTGTTATTGATTATCTAGTACCGCTCCCTCCGAATTATCCGAGGGTTCTGGTGCCTTACACCGGTCCTGGTAAATCCTCGTCGTCGTTCCCAAAACTGACACCAAAAGGACCAATTCCAGAACCGGTCCCAGAAAAATCAGTCGCTGAAAAAATTGTCGAAGACGTGGTCGATGCCGTACAACCGGCACTCGACTCACATACTGACGCGATCAGTGATCTGAGAAAAGATTTTGACGAGTTTGTTATCGAAGTAGAAGAAAAAGAAATCGAGGCTTCTGAAGTCGTTAACAGTGTTTCGCTACCTGGCGGTATCGAGATACCGATACCTAAGCCTGAAATTCTTGTCGCAGCAGGAACAACAGCCACAGTCTCTGTGGGAGCGACGCTCTTAGCGACCAGCGTCTTTAAAAAGTGCGTATCAGCGTTTAAACCAGTTATTAAACAGGTTATTAATCGGGTCCAGAAGAAACTTGGGAAGAACCCACCGACTTGGAGTAGGCAGCGATTGGAACAACGTCGTCGCAGATCGCTGAATAAGGACTCTCGGGCCTGATCATGTACCCTTTGTCGTACATATTTGTACACTCACGCATTCTTGTAAGAAGCATATCTACTCGCTCTTTTTGAATTTTTTTAAGACCTAATTCTTTACAGATTTCAGTAATTGATCCGTCTAACGGGACGCTAAAAGATATTTGAGCGCCAAAACTTTGACTTCTGGTGTACTGCGGATGAAAGTCACCGCCAAGATAAAAAGGTGTAAACACCACAGTGCCGCTATTGCAGTAATGCCCGCTTGCGAATCCTTGTGTGCTGTATGATCCTTGATTTATCTGTACCGCGCTATTTGTTACTGAACCTGTAGAAGACGCCTGAGGGTTAGCGATAACAGTAGTCCCATCAGAGACCTGAGCTTTTACGGGACTAACAAATGAGATTACTTGGAGAAGACCGATAACGACGTAGTGGTAGAAGTTGTTTCGATTGTTCGCTCGATGTCCTCGGTCTCGATGATACCCGCTGCGCGACTTGTGATTTCCAGCTGAAAGTCGTCTCCCGCTGTGTGAATCGAGTACGTCGTGGACGTGTTGTTTATCTCTGCGCTCGGGACTACGTTGTGTCCTGACCAAGTTTCGAGCTTGCTTCCAAAGCGTTCGATCGAAATCGTCTCCTCGATAGTTTGCTCCGTGGTTGTCGTCGAGTTCATTGAACCCTGCGAAAACAGTCCCGCAGTCTGAGCTACTGCAGGTGTCGATAAAGCCAGGAGTGCTGGGATTACGAGCCATTTTGTTGTTTTCACGGTTTTGTTTTTGGAGGGGCGTTCTCTTCTACTTTAGGTTCTTTTTGTTTGCGATTTGCATCACTTGCTCTACTGATTCCATAACCAGCTAAAGATCCAGAAAAAATACTGGCGATAAAAGTAGGATCCATCTTTTGAAAGTAACCCATATACGAGAGTGTTAGTAAGGCAGCACTCCAACTGAGTACTGATACCTTCACTATCTCAGCCAGCCACTCGTATGAACGCTTATTCTCTTCTTCGTTCATGGCTGAGAATATTCGTCAGTCATCTAAACTATAAGAGTTATCGGGAGTTTTAAGTGGCAGAAACCGCTAAGAAAAAGCACCCCGAGAAGTGGGAGCGAGCAAAGCGTAAAGCCCGTAAAAAGATGGGGGGACACTCTGCGCGTGCTATGCAATTAGCGACAAAATATTATAAAGAAATGGGCGGTAAGTATGAAGGTAAAAAATCAAGTAAGAACAAACTTTCTAAGTGGTCTAAAGAAGATTGGCAGACTCGTGAAGAGTACGAAAAGAAAAAATGAACATCCGTAAGCAACAACAAAAACTTTTAAAAGTTTCTTGTAAAGCTCAAGAGTGCGTGAGTCGCGAAGAAGCTCAGAAACTACTTCGCAAAGCACGTAAAATATCTAAAAAGCTCCATAACAGTGGCCGACAAAGCACGCGAGAAAGGGAGGACTGAGCGCTACCTGCCAAAAGCAGCGTGGGCGTCCATGTCTAAAGAAGAACGCAAGGCAACGGATGAAAAAAAGAAGCGAGCTACACGAGGTAAACCTGTAAACACTCATGTAGCCAACACTGAAAAAGCCAAACGGGCTGGCAAAAAAGCTCGGTCGTACAAAGCATCTAAGAACAATGGCTAAACAAGGACCTTGCTGGGATGGCTACGTTATGGAGGGAATGAAAAAAAGCAAGAAATCGGGGAAAATGGTGCCAAACTGTGTAAGAGCTAAGAAAAAAGCTCGGTCCTATAAGAAGTCGAAAAAATGACCGATCAAGCTTGCCCGACTCCTTCATCCGACGATAAAAAAGAGAAAAAAACTCTTCATTTTGAGCGTCCTAAGACTCAAAAAGAGGCGTACTGGGAAGAACGTTGTGAAAAAGATCCACAGTCCCCTGGTTGCCTTCTCTACGACGACTGATCGTCGTAATTTTCAGTCTTATCTTCAAACAATTCATAGGAGTAGCCCATTTCTCCTCCTAGAGGTTCGTTGCGATTATCCTTAAAAAAATAAACTGCCTGAAAACCGGGGTAAAAGTCTTCCGCTTCCTGAGTATCCCAGGACTCATGTAATGCTTTTATTTCTTCGTCTACTTCTTTTAGGGTCACCTGAGTTCTAAACTCGGCCCAGTCATCACGGCAGTGAAGGCGAGCTTTCTGGACCCAAACGTTCTTGATTATGCTCGGCCAGAAGTGTGAAAAGAATTCGATTACCTCGTAGGTCGCAGCATTCAACTTGTTGTAATGCATCCTGTGTGGGCGACTAAATCAAATCTAAGTCAAAGCCTTTGAGACTAAAATAAAGGTAATCAATGATCATTTACTCCAATGGCTGAGGTCACTTTTAATCGTGAGCTCGGAGCTGCTCCCGCTGGTATCACCCGCTTCGGCCAGTATCGCTCTGAGGACGGCGGCAACATTACCGTCAACAGCACCACTGAGGATACTTCTGAAGGCTCTCGTAAACGTGCTGACAAGTATGCGGTGACTTCGAGCGCCACCGGGACCGGAACTGTGACTCTTTTCGCTGGTTCTGAAGCTGTCCGCCGTGTTTATATCCTTAGCGGAACCGACGGTTCAGTACTCGGTGAAGTTGACGCTCCTAAAACTTCTGGACGTTCTGATGTTTCCTTCACCTTCAGTGTTGGAGCTTCGATCGAGAACTATCTTTATGTCGAAAAAACAGACCGTTCTCCCGCTGTTTATCGAGTGACATATACTGCCGCCTGATACTAAATTAGGCAAAAGACTCCGAGTCATGGCAGACCCATCAGATCTGGAGTGTTCTCTGGCTCGGAAGATTAAAGAGACGATGGAAGAGGGCAATCGCACCTCTTCCTCGTATTACGTGTCTATACAAGAGACGGTGAGTAAGTGTGAGAAGAGAGAGGACGTTTCAGATGGGCAAGACTAAGCACCCTCTCCTCGG